TTTGGTTGTTTGCAACAAAGGCAGCGATGCTACATTGACCGTGACTCTGCCCACAGCAGCGTTGCTCGATGCAGCCGTTCCTAGCGCAAAAGTTGGCTCTGCTTTCGAGTTGACAATCTGCAACAATAACAACACGGGCGCATCGTCTACCGTTCCTGTCACCACAGGCACTGGTATCACGATCTTCGGTTCTGTGACTGTCCCACGTTTCGGCGCACATACATACCGTTTTGTGCGTACCGGTGACGCTGCCTACTCGGCCTTCTTGAAGTAAACAATGGGGGCTTCGGCCCTCATTTTTAAAGGAACAATTATGACCTCTAATACCAAACCAATTGGTGTTGCTTTTGAAGACCAAGACATTATTGGGTCTAACTTTGTACTGGCTGGCGGCGAGTTGGGCTATACCGCAGAAGCAAGCGGCACAGTGACTCAATTGACAGACAAGTCCACAGCGGTCACGCTGAACAAGTCTGCTGGTCAGATCACACTGAACGGCGCCTCTTTGGCAAACATTACAAATGTTTCGTTCACTTTGAACAACAGCACAATCAGCGCAAAAGACGTTATTATTTTAAGCGTGTCTTCTGGCGCTACCGCTGGTGCTTACAACTGCTGGATTTCTAGCAAAACCACAGGAAGTTGCGTAATCACAATTCGCAACCTTTCTGGCGGCTCGCTGTCTGAAGCTTTTGTAATCAACTTTGCTGTACTCCACGTTCTGTAAACCAAATGGGGGCTAATTACCCCCATTCTTAAATTATGAACATTACATTGACACACCCCATCCACGGCGCAAAGATTGCAACAATGGAGTCTGAGGTTGAAATGGATGAAAGAAATGGCTGGACTCGTTATAATCCAGACACGCCTTCTGAAACTGAAGAAGCGGCTCCTGTGAACGTGCTGGAAGTTAAACGCCGTAGAAAAACCACTGCAGAGGTTTAAAAATGACAACGTACACCGCTGGCCAACAAATCGAACGGGCGCTTAGACTTCTCGGTGTGCTTGCTGAAGGTGAAACGCCCTCTGCGGCTACGTCACAAGACGCCTTGATGGCGTTCAATCAAATGATTGATTCGTGGAACACAGAGCGTTTAGCCGTGTTTTGCACACAAGATCAAGTCTTTACATGGCCAGCAGGCTTAATTAGCCGCACCCTTGGCCCAACTGGTGACTTTGTTGGCCTTCGCCCTATTTTGCTTGATGACGCTACGTACTTTAAAGCAAACAATGGTGTGTCTTACGGCATCAAAATGATTAACCAACAGCAGTACAACGGTATTGCTGTTAAGACCGTAACGTCCACTTACCCACAAGTGATGTGGGTCAACATGACGTTTCCTGATATTGAGATATATCTCTATCCAAGGCCAACGCAAGACTTGGAATTTCACTTTGTATCGGTTGAAGAACTAAACCGCCCCGCCACGCTATCCACGGTGCTGTACTACCCGCCTGGCTATCTGCGGGCGTTTACATACAACTTGGCCATGGAGTTTGCCCCTGAGTTTGGCGTTGAGCCAAGCCCACAAGTGCAGCGCATAGCGATGACTTCTAAGCGTGACCTCAAACGCATCAACAACCCTGATGATGTGATGGCACTGCCTTACGCATTGGTGGCCAACCGCCAGCGTTTCAACATCTATGCCGGTAACTACTAATGAAGACGCCGATTCTTGGCTCTACTTATGTAGCGCGTTCTGTCAATGCGGCAGACGCTCGGATGGTCAATCTGTTTCCAGAGATCGTCCCAGAGGCCGGTAAAGAGCCTGCGTTCCTGAACCGCGCGCCTGGCCTCAAACTGCTTAACACCATTGGCAACGGCCCTGTCCGTGGCTTGTGGGCGTTCTCATCTAACGACAGCACAGCCTTTGTTGTTTCTGGCACACAGCTTTACAAGATCACCACATCGTATGTCGCCACGCTAATTGGCACAGTGGCCGGTACTGGGCCAGTCAGCATGGCTGACAACGGCACGCAGTTGTTCATTGCGGCCAATGGCCCCAGCTACATCTATAACAACACGACAAACGCCTTTGGCCAGATCACCGATCCAGACTTCCCAGGCGCTGTGACTGTTTGCTATCTGGACGGCTACTTTGTGTTCAACGAGCCAAACAGCCAAAAGCTGTGGATCACTGCACTGCTAGACGGCACATCCATTGACCCGCTTGAGTTTGCCAGCACCGAAGGCTCGCCTGACGGCTTGGTGGCCGTAGCAGCCAACTTCCGCGAGGTCTGGGCCTTTGGCACTAACTCGATTGAGGTCTGGTACGACTCTGGCGCAACAGACTTCCCCTTACAACGCATCCAAGGCGCTTTTAACGAGTTGGGCTGTGCTGCCCCTTACTCGGTTGCCAAGATGGACAACGGCCTGTTCTGGCTTGGCCGTGACCGCCGTGGTGAGGGTATTGTCTACCGCGCCAACGGCTACACCGGCGTTCGCATCTCCACACACGCTGTTGAGTGGCAAATCCAACAATATGATGATATATCGGACGCTATTGCGTACACCTATCAGCAAGACGGCCACAGCTTCTATGTACTGGTTTTCCCTAGTGCCGATACGACTTGGGTCTATGATGCGGCCACACAAGCCTGGCATGAGCGTGCAGGGTTTACTGACGGCAACTTTACACGCCACCGTGGCAACTGCCAGATGGCGTTTAACAACAAGGTTGTCATTGGCGATTTTGAAAACGGCAACATTTACGCCTTTGATCTGGATGACTTCAGCGACAACGGCGGCATCCAGAAGTGGCTACGCACATGGCGTGCATTGCCAACTGGCCAGAACAATCTGCGCCGCACGGCCCAGCACACGTTGCAACTTGATTGCGAATCCGGCGTTGGCCTAAATCTTGGCCAAGGCAGTGACCCTCAAGTCATGCTCCGCTTCTCAGACGATGGCGGCCACACATGGTCAAACGAGCATTGGAAGTCCATGGGCAAGATTGGCGAGTATTACAAGCGCGTGCTGTGGCGCAGGCTTGGCATGACAACTAAGTTGCGTGACCGTGTTTATGAAGTGTCTGGCACTGACCCTGTGAAGATTGCAATCATGGGCGCAGAACTTATTCTGAGTCCAACGAATGCCTAGCCCTAACGCTACGCCAACGCCGATCACGCCACCGCGAGTGCCGCTGATTGACCCTCGCACGGGTCTGATTGACCGCGCTTGGTATTTGTTCTTTCTGTCGTTAAATGATATTGCGACTGGCGTTATTGACGATTCTGGTTTGACGTTTAGTTCTGAGTCCTTGCTTGCGTCTTACGATCAGGCTTTGCTCTCGGTCAATCAGGAATTGCAGACCCTGCCGCCAGTAGTCACCTTACCAGTTCCTGACGTATTGACTGACTGCTGCTCTGCCTTAGAGTCCCAAGTGGCCGAAATGCAAAAGCAGATCGAGGCTTTGCAAGTGCAACCGATTGTTGACACCGCAGCTATCACTGCCGCCATTAACGCCGCATCATCAGCGCCGGTTACCAAGACCGCTGACTTTACGGTGGCTGACAATGAGACTTGGATTATCAACAACAAGTCAGGATCGACTTGTACGGTAACTTTGCCCACAGCAAGCGCATGGACGGGCCGAGAACTTACTTTTAAGAATTTGCAGGCTCAGACCTTGGTGTCTGCATCTAGCAATGTTGTGTTGATTGACGGCACAGTCGCTGGCACAGCAATCCTCTTGGCAGTTGTAGGAAATTGGGCGACAATGGTGTCTGACGGCACTAATTGGGTCATCATGCAACAAGCCGCTAACAATTGCCTCTTATTGGAGTAAACCATGACAGTCACCGTCAAAGTCCTCGTACCGGCTAAATTTGCCGAAAACACCCAAACAACCCAGTACACAGCGACTGGCGTTACGGCCATCATCGACAAGTTCACCGCAACTAATATCAGCGCGTCTGCCGCCACCATCAGCGTGAACTTGGTTACTGTTGCTGGTTCTGCCGGTAACACCAACTTGATTACCAAGACCAAGACCTTGCAAGCGTCTGAGGTCTATACGTTCCCTGAACTGGTTGGTCAAGTGCTTGGCGTTGGCGACTTTATCAGTACAATTGCAGGCACAGCCAGCGCAATCAACATTCGCGTTTCTGGACGTGAGGTGACCTAATGCGTGTAACCTACGGCAAGGGTTTTGCACCAACTTTGTCCATGACGGGCAAGGTTTTGGTGTTGCAGAATGAACTCTTGAAAATGCCGCAGGCCAACATTGTTACCGAGCATATTTTTAAGCCGGGTGTTTACGAGCGCAAGATTACAATTCCCGCTTGGACTGTTTTGACTGGCGCAGAACATAAGACGCCCTACCACGTTCGAGTTGAAAAAGGCACAATTGCAGTCAATACGGATGACGGCATTAAAGTTTTTACTGGCCCATGCGACTTTTCGGCAAAAGCTGGAATGCAACGCGCAGGCCGCGTGTTTGAAGACGAAGTGGTTTGGGTGGACGTGTACGACAATCCAGACGATTGCACTGACCTTGCGGTGCTAGAAGACCGTTTGTATGTCGTGCCTGCTTGTGGCCTTGCCGACAGCCGGACTGACGTACAAAGGGCACAGATTGATTACGGCGCCTTTCTTTATCAGATCGGTATGACTCAGAATGAAATGGACACGATTGTCCATAACGAGTCTGATTTGATGGAGATGCCTGAAGGCGTGGCTGTGGAGTTGCGCGATTCGCCGATTCACGGTAAGGGGTTGTTTGCAACCCGTGATTTTGAGGCTGGGGAAGTTGTTTGCCCAGGCCGAGTGGATGGTAAAAGAACGCCTGGTGGACGATTTATCAACCACTCGTTTAATTGCAATATCAGACCCGAAAAAGTAGGGGATGACATTTATGCAATTGCTGCGCGTAAAATATGCGCTGGCGATGAATTACTGGTAGATTACAGAGCATCAATGCGAGTCAATTTTGGACTCACGTTACAAGGAGAATTGCCATGTCTGGATGGGTAGCAGGAGCCACGGTTGTTAGTAGTTTAGTAGGCGCGCGCACAGCAAAAAAAGCTGGTGAAACGCAAGCAGCTGCGGCTGATCGCGCTGCTGAACTTCAGCGCGAGATGTTTGAACAAACTCGCGCAGATCAAGCGCCTTACCGTGAGGCTGGCTATAACGCACTAGCTACTTTACAGCGCACGGCTGGCAATGTACCTGCCGCGTTTAAGTTTGGTGATTACGAATTTAAAGCTGACCCAGGTTTCGGTTTTCGTTTGTCAGAAGGCCAAAAAGCGCTTGATCGCCAAGCGGCGGCTCGTGGTGGTTTGATCTCTGGCGGCGCATTAAAAGCGGCTACTCGATTTGGTCAAGAGATGGGATCGCAAGAATATGGTAACGCTTACAATCGAGCGCTAACGTCATACGGCACAGATGTGGCGCGTGAAAACCAGTTGTACAACCGCCAAGCGGCGTTGGCCGGTATTGGTCAAACATCGACAAACTTGGTTGGCCAAGCTGGTCAGAACTATGCAACTGGCGCAGGCAACTTAATGACTGGCGGCGCAGCGGCTCAAGCGGCTGGCCAAGTGGGTGTGGCTAATGCTTTGACTGGTGGCATGGGCACATATTTAAATTACACCCAAAATAATGCGTTGCTTGAAGCATTAAAAAATCGTCGTTCTACTTATAGTGGGCCATCAAATGCCGCTCTTGAACGACAAATTTACGGAGAAGATTAATCATGGCGCTTAATCCAAACATTGCTCTAGGCGTTAGGCCACTTGAGGTTCCTAATCAGTTGGCGCAGTACGGTCAAATGCAACAAATCATGGCCGCACAAGACGCGCAACAATTTAACGCGCTTAAAATGCAAGAGGCGCAAGCGGCAATGGAAGAACGCAATGCGTTGCGCCGTTTAAATCCTTCCGCGCCTGATTATGAATCTCAGTTGTTTAAAGTTAATCCTCAATTGGGCATCAGCTACCGCAAAGAGCAAGCCACTACTGCCGCGCAAAAAGCTGCTGAAACTAAGTCTTTAGCCGAAGCGGCAGCGGCAAAACAAAAAATGATGAGCCAAGCATACCGAGATATTAGCGGTCGCCCTTCAGATGCTAATATCACCGCGCATTTGGAAGATATTTCAGAGTCAACGCTGTACAGCGATGCTGAAAAAGCGTCCATTACAAAACGAGGGCTTGACCTTTTAGCAATGCCGTTTGCAGAACGCCAGATGTTTTTAGCACAACAAGGCGCTAGCGCAAGCGAATTGAAGCCCTCAACGCAAACAGTCAACCGCGCCGGTGCCACAGATATTGTGCGGGTGCCTGCCTTTAGCGGCGCGCCTGCCACAGTTGGCACTTACGCAGATGTACCTTTGCCTGCCAACGTGCAAGCGCAAAAGATACAGATCGCCCGCGAAAGCCGCCCACCGCGTGCTGAACCAGCGCCTCGCACGCAACAAGTAACGATGAGCGACGGCACATTGGGTATTATGAACATGGATACCGGCGTGGTTACGCCTAGTACTATGGCTGGCGCTCCCGTTAAAGGTAAGCCGTCAGCGTTTGCAGAAAAGACTGCGGCGCAAAAAGTGCAAATGGGTAAAGACCTTAACTTTGCGATTACACAACTAAGTGACATCACAAAAGATGGTGGTTTGATTGACCAATCTACTGGTAGCGGTATAGGTCGAGGCGTTGACATCGGCGCAGGACTTTTTGGCCAAGCAACAAAAGGTGCAATTGCCATTGGAAAGATTGCACCAGTTGCAGATTTAGTGCTAAAAATGGTTCCTCGATTTGAAGGCCCGCAATCAAATAAAGACACTCAATCTTACAAAGAAGCCGCTGGTCAATTAGCAGATCCTACATTGCCAACAGCAATCAGAAAAGAAGCAGGTAAAACTGTTCTTCGTTTGATGAAAGAACGTCAAGGTCAATTTGTAACATCTGACATGGCAACTGAAGGCGTGGGCGGTGGCGGCGGTGTAGATACGTCAAATCCTTTGTTAAAGTAAAGGTTCGACATGGCAAACCTGTCTTCTATCCTTACAGACCCAAATTACGTCAACGCCAACGAAGCTACTAAGCAGGCAATTTTTGACAAATTTTCTGCTCAGGACACAAACTTTACTAGCGCAAACGCAGAAACGCAAAACGCTATACGCCAACGATTTGGCGTAGCCGTTGCCATACCTAAACTTAGTAGCGATACAGGCATTCCTGCTCAACGCAAGCCGCCTACAACATACGAACGCGTTCGTGAGTTCATCACGCCTACCGTTGAGATGTTAGGTGCGGCGGGCGGCGGTTTGTTGGGTGCTGGCGCGGGGACATTAGTTTTGCCCGGTGTTGGTACAGCGACAGGTGCAGTAGGCGGTGCAGGCCTTGGCTACGGCATGGCCAAAGAAGCGCTTAACCTAGCCGACATTTATATAGGCGGCAAAGCCCCACGTCAAGGCGCAGCGCAAGTTACTGAGCCAGTTCGTAATGTGCTTGAAGGCGCTACATACGAAGCTGGTGGCCGTCTTATTGGCCCAGCAGTAGGCTATGTGGCTGGTAAAGTCGCAGACTTGCGCCAGATTCCTAAACAAAAGGCAGCGTCTATTGCTCAAAAAGCAATGGGCGAGGACTTACCTCAAGTCGTTAATGCTCTGCGAAACGCACCTGCTAACGCTAGCGTTGCTGAGTTGACCGCAAAAATTGATAACCCAGCGTGGCAAGCGCTGGTTAAAAACGCACTAGAAAAAGATCCGCAGTTCGTTCGTAAAGCACGGCTGTTAGGCGAGCGTGAGTCACGCAACGCTTTAGCCGAATTAGCGGGCGGCGCAACTGCGGCAGATGTACGCGCAACAAATGAACTGGCTAAGGCAAACTTAAGCACAATTACAACGCCCATGCGCGAATCGTCGCTTAAGCGCGCTAACTTGGGCCAGTACGTTGCTGATGAGGCAGGCGCCCGTGCAGCCAATGACTTGGCCGTGTTGACTGGCTCAGGCGCTAAGATTGACCCCGCGCAATTTGTTGCTCAGGCGACTGGCGCAGAGAAAGCCTTGCGCTCTGTTGGCATCAAGCCTTTGGAAAGCACATCGCTTATCCAGCGTATTTCTGCAACAGCAGACAACCCTTCGTTTGCTGGTAACGATCTGATCAGTGGTGCGGTTAAAAACGTGGCTGACGACATTGCCAAGTGGACTGGCCAAGGCGGCGTTATTGACGCTAATGCTTTGGAAGCTATTCGTAAGAATTCTGTCAACGCCGCTATTGCCCAACTGCGTCCAGGTGCAGACGCAACAGCCCAGCGCAATCTGGCCGCAGGCGTGCTGGCCAAAATTAAGCCCGCAATTGATGACGCAATTGAAGCCGCAGGCGGCGCTGGCTGGCGCGACTATCTGACAACACATGCGAAGGGCATGCGTAACATTGCAGAGAAGAAGTTGACTGGCGAAGCCGCGCAATTGTGGAAAACCGATAAAGACGCATTTGTTCGTCTGGTGCAAAATGAATCGCCAGACGCTGTTGAAAAAGTTCTTGGCACTGGCAGCTATAACATCGCCAAGGAACTAAGCGACAACACCATGTCGGTCTTGCAAAAGCAAGCAGAGAAAAGATTGACTGAACTTGCGATTAAAGAACAAGTAACCGAAGGCGGCGCGGCGTTGGCGCAACTGCTTAAGCAAGAAACTTCACGGTTCCGCTTCCCTTCGCTTTTAAACTTTTGGGCGTCTGCCGGTAATAAAACACTTAGCGAATTGGAACAGCGCATTGGCGCTAAAACTATGGCCCAGCTAACGCAAGCCATGAAAACGCCGCAAGGCGCTGCCGATTTATTAGAGACGCTTCCTGCCGCTGAACGTAATCGTGTGCTTAACTTGATGACTAAACCACAGACTTGGAAGCCTGGCACTGCTGCGGCTACTGGCATCGCCGTCAAAAATGCACTGGCGCCCGAAGAAAACCAAAACGCATTGGCACGATAATGGACACCCAAGTTTTATTCAACATCGCGGTCAGTCTGGCGGGGTTCTTAGGTGGCTGGGTGTTGAACAACATCTACCGTTCCTTGGAGCGCCTCGACACGGACGTGCGGGCCATGCCTTTAAACTACGTCACACGCGATGACTACCGCGCCGATATGCGCGATGTGAAAGACATGCTCGGTAAGATATTTGACAAACTGGATTCTAAAGTTGACAAATGATCATCGACCCCATCACTGCGCTCGAAGGATTACAAAGCGCGATTAGTGTAGTCAAAAAGGCAAGCAAGGTCGCAAGTGATCTAGCAGGCTTGGCTCCGTCCATTGCGCGGCTTTTTGATGCCAAAAGCACCGCTACCAAGGCGATGCTTCAAGCCAAGCGTACAGGCGGTAAATCCAACCTTGGCGCGGCGCTACAGATTGAGATGGCGCTTGATGAGGCCAAGCGGTTTGAGGAGCAGTTAAAGATGCTGTTCATGCAAGCTGGCCGCATAGACGTGTGGAATGCGACCAAGGCTCGGCAGGCCGAGATGGACAGAGATGACGCCAAGGAAATGGCGGCGTTGAAAGCGGCAGAAAAGAAACAAAAAGAAGACGAACAAGAGCAAATGGCGTGGGCAGTTGGTACTGTCGTGATCGTGATGCTCTTAGGCGCAGTTGGCTGGGGCATCGCTGAGATACAGGATTTCTGTGCCAAGACAAGGTGTGGTCGGTGAATGAGTACCAGAAACAGTTTGACCTATTCCTTAAAGTCTTTGTCAGACTGTGTGTGGCTTGGTGGGTGCTGGGGTTCCTGCGCTTTTTGCCAGACGATTTGTCAGATAAGATTGTCAATAAACTTCTTGGAATGATTGGACTTTAAATGCTAACCTTACTCTCTACCCTTGTCAGTTTCTTAATGGGCGGCTTGCCCAAACTTTTGGATTTCTTTCAAGATCGTTCGGATAAAAAGCACGAGTTGGCGCTGGCGCAAATGCAGATCACCCGCGAACTAGAACTGCGTAAAGCAGGCTTCGAGGCGCAAGAGCGTATCGAACACATCAAGTCAGAGCAGTTGGAAACAGAGAGCGCGGCCAGCACCAAGCAGGCTTTGATTGGCGCGCAGCAAGCGGAGATGCAAGCCGTTTACGCCCACGACACCGCGCTTAACGAAGGCACTAGCGAATGGATGAAGAATCTGCGCGCCAGCGTGCGTCCCGTGATCACTTACGGTTTCTTCTTTTTGCTAGTCTTCGTTGACGTGGGCCTGTTTGCCTATGGCTGGAACAGCGGCGTGTCGTTTACTGAGTTGGCCGAGATGCTGTGGGACTCTGACACCCAGGCGTTGTTTGCCAGCATCATTGCGTTCCACTTCGGCGGCAGAGCGTTTGGCAAATGAAAATATCAGCCAAGTGTTTACACATGATTCGCCATCACGAGGGCGTGAGGCAGAATCCCTACAAATGCCCTGCAAAGCTGTGGACTGTGGGCGTGGGGCACGTCATGTTCCCAGAGCAGGGCAAGCTCAAGATAGATCAGCGCGACGCCTTTGTGCCCCCGCCAGAGGCCATGCGTAAGCATTCAATGGAGGAAGTTGATGCAATACTTAGGGCAGACCTTACTAGGTTTGAGAAAGGCGTGGCTACTTATTGTCCTGTGCCTCTTACTCAAGGACAGTTTGATGCACTGGTATCTTTTGCTTTCAATGTAGGACTTGGCACACTCCAGAGGTCAACCCTGCGCCAAAAGGTACTTAGGGGAGACATGGAGGGTGCTGCCGAGGAACTTCTAAAGTACTGCATGGCTGGCGGCAAAGTTCTTAAAGGCTTACAAAAGCGCAGAATTGACGAACGGGCACTATTCCTTAGTTAAGGCGCGATACGCCTCAATAGCGGTCTTTAAATCGCATTGCAACTGCTGTATGCGGTCGTCCTGCTCGCACAGCTTGGCGTAGGCTTCTTCGGCAAACTTGGCCAAGTTAGCCTGGCTCCATGTAGAAAAGTCTGGTTTGTTACTCATGCTCTCTCCTTGATGTCGTAAAACCAATCGTCACCAGCAGACCACTTGCGTGTGCCATCTACTGTCCACAGGCGCTGCGCCGCTTGGAAGTCAGGGAACTTCGTCTCACTTGGTATCAGGCTCTGGTCGTACCACAGGCAACGGTTGTTGGGCTGGCAAGCAAACTGGCCGTTGTCTAGCGCAATCCAATTAAACGACTTGTGTTCCTCGGCCTGCTCTGTGAACCCTGTATCTAAATCCATGCCCTCGGCGCAGAAGTCCACCGTGAACAAGTAGCGCCCGAAGTGCCACTCTTTGTCTTTGCCGAGAAACTTGACGCCCAAGTTGCGTAGGCCAATCTTCTCAATGATCGTAAAACGGTAGCCCATGCAGTCCCACAGCTGTAGCGTGTCAATCGGCAGATTGCCAGCGTCTTTGTGCCAGACGTAGGCGTGGATCGGCAGCTTGTCGTACAGGGCGCCGTAGTTGGGCAACAGCGACTCGATGCGAAAGACTTGGCCACGCAAGGCTTTAAGGCTGACCCAGATGGCAGGCTCCAGTTCGCCGTGGCCTTTGTGATCGTTGTACAAGAACTCGCGCTTGACAAAGCACTTCATGGGCGGCAGTGATGCCACGATGTAACTCATGTGTTTTCCTTAGTCATTGATTTCTTTCTTTGATGGTGCGTCTAATTCGAGGCGGTAATACTTGGCGGGCATCTTGGCGCTCTTGTCCAAGTGTTTGCGTAGCCAGTCAATGCCGCCAAGTTCTTGGAAGATCATCATGTGACGATCCGTGAGCCTGATCTGGCGGCCTTTAAGGGGTTCGGGTGGTTTTGGGCGTGGCATTTCTTGTATATCTACCGATTGATTGTTTGACCCAGCAGGACTGGCAGTGCCATTTGTGGCCGATGCTGATCCCGCCTTCGGGCGGCTTGTCTGTCTGGCACTTGGCGCAGAGTTTAAATTTGTGCATTATTTTTGTAGTGATATGGGCATGTAGATACACGCCTTGGACTTGCTGTTCTGCACAACAAGAGGGGCGGCTGGCGCGCGCCGTTTGCAGTTCATGCACTTGGCGCATGGCTGGACGGGCGCGCACTTGAGGTAGTTAAAAAACACGGGCTTTCTCTGGGGGTGGTGAGGGTAGCAACTCAGACGGTGGTGTCCAGCCGTACTTGCGCCAGATGGCTTGCACGTCAGAACCTGTTGTCCACTTGAAGTCTTTCAAGGGGACAGAAGGGTAACTGATTTTAGAGTGGGGTGGCAGTGTCATGGTTGTATTGCTCCTTTGAGTAGTTCTAGTCTCTCCCGCGCAACGCGCAGGGTGTTGTAGCGCTGATGAAGGCGCTGAAGCATGGAGACGCGCTTGGCGCCTTCACGTTCTTCGTTTAGCAGTCTGAGGACTTCTTCTTCGCTCAGGCCGCTTAATTTGTTATTCAGGCTGCGCCAGGTGTCGTTCAATTTTGTTCTCCAGTTCAGTGATTTGTTTTTTGCAGTTAGCGTAGGCGCGGGTGCTGGCGTTAAGATTGCGTTCTCTGATACGCAACTCGGCTTTGGCCGTCTTGAGTTTGGCCTTCCATAAGTCAAGTCTTTTCATTTTTCTCTTTCAGTTTGGCTTCTGCCCATCGAACACCGCCATGAAATGCTGAGTAGCTATCCGATTCTTCTGCAAGCGGGTCAATTTCTTCATCCGTCAAACCGACCCACTCACGCTTTTGAAAGTGGTACGGCTGGCCAATCTCACGCAAGATTTGCTTGCCAAGGTTGCTGTGCTTCTCAACGTTGTTGAAGGCTTCGTCTTCTTCGGGTGTCCAATCAGTCATCGCGGTGCGTCCTCGTAGTTATCAGGGTTAAACTTGGGTTGTTTAGTGCCCTTGTCCTTGGGGTTTGGAAATGGTGGGAATGGCCAGTTCATTTAAGTTCCTCCATAGCAATGTCAGATATAGCGCGCTTGTCATGCAAGGCCGCCCAGATTTTCTCGTCAACAGTTTTATTGGTCAGCATCACATAGCACCACACAGGGTGTTTTTGCCCGCTGCGGTGCAGACGGCCAATGGTCTGCTCGTATAGTTCCAAACTCCACGGCAGTGACAGAAACACCATGTGACAGCCGCCGTGTTGGAGGTTGAGGCCATGGCCTGCTGACTTCGGATGGACGGCCAGTAGCCTGATCTTTCCAGCATTCCATCGCTCGATGGCGTCTGGACTGTCAAGGGTTTGCAAACGTCCGAAGCGCCTTGTGAGTTCGGCAAGTTCTTCTTGGTAGTTGTACACAATGATGGTGTTGGCATGCTGGTTCTCGTCTAGTAATTCTTCAAGGCGTTCAAACTTGTGCAGGCCGTACCAGATCGGGCGCTGGGTGGATGTGAACTTGCCTGGCACATGCGATGGCGTGGTGGTCGTGTCGTAAACAAAACCTGACGCCAGTTGTTGCAACTTGCCCGTAACAACAGCCGCGTTGACCGCCGTGATGCCGTCTAGCACGAAGTCTTTTTTCATCTTGTTGTAAGGCAGCAGATCCATGTCGCACTTGACCTCGACAGTATGCAAAGGCGGCAACTTGTCCTTATACTCACCTGCCTCCAAGACAAATGTGGCAGGCTTAATCACGTTCATAACCTTCTCAAGCGAACCAGCGCGAGGCGACCATTCGCCAAACTCTTTGTTGATCAGCACAAAGTACTGCTGCATGAACGCACCCTTGGAACGGCCAAGCAATGACTGGTCAACGATCTTGCACTGACCGAAGACGTCTTCTAAACCGTTGCTGGTGAACGAGCCAGTCAAGCCCCAACGTGTCGTCATGGGGTCAACCACTTTCAGGAACGCTTTGAAGCGTGTGCCAGACGGGTTCTTCAGGCGTGTCAGTTCATCAAACACAACCCCATCAAAGTTCATATTCAACTCAGCTAACCATTGCAAATTGTCGTAGTTGATAACCATGACGTGTGTGTTGGCCGCATAAGCGGCTAGGCGTTGGCGTGTTGTACCTATGCAAATTGACATAGACAGGTTAGGCGCCCACTTTGGGCGCTCGACTGGCCACACGTCGGTACAGACGCGCTTGGGCGCCAGCACCAGCCAGCGCTTGACGTGGCCATCGCGGATCATCTCCCACATGGCTGTCAGCGTGATGGCAGTCTTACCAGCACCGACGGGCGCCAAGATCATGGCGCGGTCATGCTCGTAGAGAAAGTCAGCGGCTGTCTCTTGATACGGACGCAATGAAAGCATCAACTTGTTCCTTAGTCCAAAGACATGCGTAGTTTTGACGCAACAGCATCATGTCGGTTTCAAATAATTTCTGGAGCGCAGACAGTCTGCCGCCCTTGGTTTTGAGTTCCACAAACCATGTCTGCCCATCGGGTAAACACGCAATGCGATCTGCTACACCTTTGCGTCCAGGCGAAGTAAACTTCCAAGTCCTGCCGCCGATGCTTTGCACCGCCCAGTCAAAATAAATTTCAATTTCTTTTTCACGCATGCCGCAAAGTATACATGTAAAAAAGATTTGCACAACAATTATTTTTGTGCTACATTAAAAGCTCATTAACTAAAGGACAGTAAAGTGCAACACTCAAACATCGTAGGCGGCTCAACAGCCAAGCGCGTCATCAACTGCCCAGGCAGTGTGGCGCTGGTGCAGAAGATGCCGCCCAAACCTTCAAGCAAATACGCTGACGAAGGCACGCTCCTACACAATGTCATGGCCGAACTCATCATGAGTGAGGAGCCGCCAGAATATTATATTGGCACACGCTATGAAGATCAAATTCTTACGTTTGAACTGGTAGAAGAAAAGATCCTGCCAGCCCTGCGCGCCCTCGATGTCATCGACCCCGAGCATAAGATGGAAATTGAAGCAGAGACTAGAGTTGGTTTTGGTGATCTGCTTCCTGGGGTTTTTGGTTCTACTGATCTCATTGGCCGCCTTGGTAATCGCGCCGTCGTTCTTGATTGGAAATTCGGTGATGGTGTTATGGTCGAGGTGGAAGAAAACCCACAGTTGATGTTCTACGCTGCTGCGGCCATGCGTACACCCGAAGCGCAGTGGGCGTTTGAAGGCGTGACTGAGATTGAATGCGTCATCGTGCAACCGCCTGAAGTGCGCCGCTGGGTCACAACGCCAGAGCGCATTGCTAAGTTTGAACTTGAATTGGTGCAAGCAGTTAAGCAAGCAGAAAAGCCTGACGCAAAACTTTCCGTCGGTGACCATTGCCGTTGGTGCGCTGCCAAGCCGATCTGCCCCAAGATGACCGGCGCTGTTGACCGCGCCCTCAAAGTGCAACTTGATAATTTAGACGCGCCCAAGATCAGCGCTTACCTCAAGAACGCTGACATGCTTGAGGATTGGATCAAAGACCTACGCGCCCTTGCATTACAGATGCTTGAGTCTGGCGCTAAGTTGCCCGAATACAAACTGGTGGCCAAGCGTGCCATCAGGTCATGGTCGGATGAGGAGAAAGCGAAAGTCGCTTTGTTCGCATACGGCCTCACAGAATCTGAAGTGATGGAGACTACCGTTGTCTCCCCTGCGAAGGCCGAGAAGGCGTTGAAGAAACGCAAGATCGGCCTACCAGAAGACCTCGTGGTCGCCATCTCGTCAGGTAACACTTTGGCAAGCGTG